ATGTACCCTGACGCATCAGGCGGAAACAGAAGCACGAATGCCTCGCGGACTGACATTCAGATCCTGGAAACGTATGGGTTCAGCAATCAATCACCGAAAGCAAATCCTCCCGTACGTGACCGGGTGGCTTCTGTCCAGGCTCTGCTGGAAAACGGGAGAGGAGAGGTAAGGCTGCAAGTGTCGGCCAACTGCAAGCGCACCATTGAATGCTTAGAGCTGCAGAGTTACACGGAAGCTGGTGATCCTGATAAAGATGCTGGATATGATCACATGAACGATGCGCTTGGTTACCTGATCTATAGAGATTTCTCGATGCTGAATGCGCGTGCTGGTAGAGGCACTGGCATTAGGCTTTACTAAACTGCAAGCACAAGGCGGGTTTTAGCTGTGTATTCGGGTTTCTCTGGGCGGCAACGTATTGGCAACGTCACTCAGGTCAATGACCCCAGTGCGGCATGGATCAATCAAGAACCCCATTGGGGCTTAATTGAAACCCTGCTCGGTGGGACGTTCAAAATCAGAAAAGGCCATCGCAAGTTTTTGCCGCAAGAACCAAGAGAACTTGACGAGGCTTACGACAACAGGTTGCAACGATCAGTGCTTGCACCGTATTACGTCAGGTTAGAACGCATGTTGGCAGGAATGCTGACGCGCAAGCCTGTGCGCCTGGACGATGTATCAGACGTAATCCGTGAGCAGCTGTTTGATGTTGACTTGCAAGGCAACGACCTGCAGACGTGGTTATTTCAAACCAGCAGGATTTGCATCAGGTATGGGCACGTTGGTGTTCTTGTAGATGCTCCTAAAGCTGGTGACAACGGCCGTCCTTACTGGGTGTCGGTGAGCCCTAGGGATATTCTTGGCTGGCGCACAGAGCTTAAAGATGGCAAGCAACAACTAACTCAACTTAGGCTGCAAGAAAAAATTGTTGTCCCTGATGGTTTGTATGGTGAAAAGCAAGTTGAGCAAGTCAGAGTTTTAACTCCTGGGGCTTTTGAAATTCACCAAAAAGATGAGCAAGGTGATTTTAAAGTTGTTGATGAAGGCCGCACAAGCCTGAGTGAAATTCCTTTTAGTGTTGCCTATTCAAACCGCATGGGAGTGCTGGAATCAATTCCACCTCTTGCTGATATTGCTGAGTTGAACCTTCAGCATTATCAAGTGCAATCTGATTTATCAAATCAGTTGCATATCAGTGCTGTCCCGATGCTTGCAATATTTGGTTTTCCGCAGTCAGCAGAAGAAATCAGCGCAGGCCCAGGAGAAGCTATTGCGTTGCCATCTCCCGGTGAAGCTGACGCAAAATATATTGAACCTGCAGGCAATAGCTACGACGCGCAGTTTCGCAGGCTTGAGCAGATTGCGTCACAGATCAACGAACTAGGTTTGGCTGCTGTGCTTGGTTCCAAGTTGGTTGGTGAAACGGCAGAGGCTAAGCGCATTGACCGGAGTCAAGGTGACAGCACGATGATGGTTGTGGCGCAGCAGATGCAAGACATGATCGATAATTGCTTGCGTTTTCATGCTCAATATATGCAGGAGGCAAACGCTGGCAGCAGTTTGGTGAACCGTGATTTCTTGGGGACAAGGCTTGAGCCTTTAGAGATTCAAGCGTTGTTGCAGCTTTACACCGCTGGCACCATTACGCAGGAAACACTGTTGTTGCAGCTAGAAGCTGGCGAAGTGCTTGGCGATGATTTTGACGTTGAGAACGAGTTAGAAGCTACGCAAAATGGTGGATTGATAGAGATGAACACGCCTGAGCCAACACCAGAGCCAGAAGAAGAAAGCACGATGCCAGAAGCGGAGGAAGTTGAGGATGCTGAATAATGAGCTGGCTAGACAAGCTGAAGAGGCCAAGGCCACCACGCAAGCAGGTGCTGTATTTTGCACAAGATGAACTAAATAGTCAGTATTTTGCGGTTATTAGGTTTACTTGGTTTTGTGATGGCAAACTTTGTGGAGTCACCGAAACGGCACTTCACAACTACGATGTAAACGTCATTGAGCAGCTAACCGTTGTTGTTGGTGATGCGTTGCGCGATGGTGCAGACGTATCAACTTTGTGTATTGCACCGGCTGACGAACTAGGTCTTGAGCCAACATGACAACACCAGCTGCGCTGTATCGAAATGCGGTTGACTTAAACCGTTTTAGCAACAGCGTTGCGAAGCGCATTGCTGTCACTTACAACGATTTGATTCTCGAAGCTGTTGATCGGTTGCGTGGCATTGATGAGTTGTCAGCACCGGCTAAAGCAGCAAGGCTGCGTGTAATTTTGGCTCAACTTAAAGAATCGTTAGAAGGATGGGCTGGAGCCAGCACTGCACTTGCTGTTGAGGAGCTGCAGGGTTTGGCTGTTTTGCAGTCAGAGTTTGTTGAAGAACAGCTACGCAAGGCATTACCGCTTGAGCTGCGTGATCAAATTCGCAGCATTCAAATCAGTCCGCAGTTTGCGCAGTCTGTAGCAACGGTTGATCCAACAGCAATCAATGTTGTTTCGTTAAGCGATGACCTGCAGGCTGCTGTGACTGGAGCGCCTGCAACTTTTCAGCTGACTGCAACGCAAGGAACAGCAATAACGCTGCCTAACGGGAAAGTGCTGAACAAGTCGTTTCGCGGTCTTGCTGAATCACAGGCTGACCTATTTGCCAAAACTGTGCGGAATGGTTTGTTGACTGGTGAGTCAACGGACAAGATTGCACGACGATTAAAAGGGCGTTTACGTTTTGGAGATACAGGACCTTTGTCACGCGGGCAAGTTCGCGCAGCAGGTTTATCAGTGAAACAACTCGCTCAAGCTGGCGGTGAGCTTACTTCGGTGGCAAATCATCAGGTGATGGCGTTAGTGCGCACAAGCGTGAATCAAGTTGCTAACGCTTCCAGCCAGCAGACTTACGAAGCGAATCAAAGCGTCACCAGTCGGTATCGGTACATAGCGACTTTGGATAGCAGGACATCACCTATTTGCCGTGCTCTTGATGGCCAGGAGTTTGACTATGGGAAAGGTCCAGTGCCGCCTCAACATTTTAATTGCAGGTCTACAACTGTTCCTTTGATTGATTATGAGCGGCTTGGTATCCCGAGACCAACTAGCAACAGGTTGAGACGGCCCAACACAACACTTGGCCCTTTGCGGTCAAGTGTGAAAGGCACAGTGCCTGACGGTCAAACTTATGGAGAGTGGCTTGCTTTGCAGCCTTCTGAAACGCAAAAAGACGTTCTTGGTGCAAGCAAAGTTCCGTATTTCAACCGTTTGGTTAAAAAGTACGGCCCAACAGACGCAATCCGCAAATTTGTTAGCCAGGACGGATCAGAGCTAACCTTGGAGCAGCTACGTCGTCGTTATCCCAATGGCTCTACCAGCTAAGTACAAGTTCAAGGTGCAACAGGAAGAGGCTGCACCGTCTTGTCCACCGCGTAAGCCTGCTGCAAAGGGCAAAGCTGCTAAAACAGAAGCATCTAAGGGAGACGCCTGATGCCTCGCTACACCGGACCTAAGAAGCCTCAGTCGGCTATGGGTAAGAAAAAGCCCAAGAAAAAGAAGAAGTAATGGCACGCAAGCAGAGACGAACCCCAAAGGACAAGGCCACTGGCCTGCCTAAGAAGTACCTGTCAGGTGCTAAAAATCGTTCTGCGAAAGCGCGTGAGATCAAGCGAACTGCTGACGCCTACAAGCGCGGTGAGTTCATTGACATCAAATCCGTCTCTGCATCCCGGACCAAACAAGGTGGCACCAAAAAGAAAACCACTAAGCGAGGCAACAAAGGCCGCGCTCAAAAAAAAGGCAGATAAGTCGCGCTTCACCTATGGGCAGCTGGCTGCTGTCTACAGGCGAGGTCAAGGTGCTTACCTGTCGAGTGGCTCGCGCAATGTGCCAATGGCTGCTTGGGCTATGGGCAGAGTCAACAGCTTTGTGTCAGGCAAAGGCGGAGCTAGAACTGCTGACGCTGATCTGTTGAAGAAAAAGCGCAAGAAAAAGTAATGGCTCAAATCAAACGTGGTGGCCACACGTTTCAAGGCTTTGACAAGCCGATTCGTACGCCAAACCATTCAAGCGGCAAAAGTCACGCTGTTGTCGTCAAAGTTGGCGATAAACCAAAGCTCATTCGGTTTGGTCAACAGGGCGCTAAGACGAAACCTCCGCGCAAAGGCGAGAGTGATTCGGATAAAGCTAAA